GAAGGGCATGGAGGAAAACCTAAACTTCCGCAGCACGGCATTGGAAAAGGCGGTGACAGATCCCACGACTAGGGAGGCTCTTTGGATTGCTTGTAGCCGGGATCTGCTGTTTTACGTCAACACGTTTGGTTGGACGTATGACCCAAGGAAGAAGAATGGTGTTCTGCCGTTCATAACCTACCCATTTCAAGACGATGCAATGTTGCAGATTGAGGATTGCATTACTAACGGCAAGGATTTGGTTATTAAAAAAAGCCGCGATATGGGTGCGTCGTGGATGCTGCTCACGGTTTTTGAGTGGTTTTGGCATTTTAAAGATGGACAAAGTTTCCTGTTGGTGAGTAGAAACGAAGACTATGTAGACAAGACTGGCAACCCCAAGGCGTTGTTTTGGAAGATCGACTTCACACATAAGCATCTCCCAAACTGGATGCTTCCCGCAATTACGCGGACTAAGTTGAGACTTACCAATGACGACAACGGAAGCACTATTGACGGTGAATCTACTACTGGCGACGTGGCTCGTGGTGACAGGCGAACTGCAATTGGGCTTGATGAATTTGCTGCCTTTGAGGTGGACTCTTCGTATCGAGCACTGGCTTCGACGCGGGATGCGACACGCTGCCGTATTTTCAATTCGACTCCGGCGGGTTCTAGTAATGCCTTTTATGACATCTCGCATGCAGACGGTTTTGACCAACTGTCGCTCCATTGGGCGCTTCACCCTGAGAAATCTGCGGGTCTTTACGAAGAGGGCGGCAAAATGCGCTCGCCTTGGTATGACCATGAGTGCAAGAGGTGTGCTCATAACCAAGAGATCGCTCAGGAATTGGACATTGACTTTGCTGGATCTGATTACCAGTTCTTTGACCAGAAGGTAATTACCCGATTGATCGCCGAGCACACCAGGCCGCCGGTCAAGGTGGGTGATCTTCATGTCCACAAGGAGAGTTGTGGCGTTATTGGGTTTGACGAGATCCCGAACGGGCGGCTCAGGCTCTGGTTTGACCCTGGGCAGAACTGCATGGTGCATCAGGAAGGCCCATTCGCCATGGGAGTTGATATTGCCACAGGAACAGGGAGCAGCAACTCGGTAATTTCCGTTGGAAACTGCCGGACAGGCGAAAAAGTGGCTGAATTTGTGAGTTCAAAGACCAGACCTGAAGAATTAGGCCAGATTGCGGTTGCTTTAGCCAGATGGTTCGCTGATACTACTGGAAAAGGGGCATACATTGTATGGGAAGCCCCCGGACCCGGAAGAAACTTCGGGGATGCGGTTATTGAATCTGGGTTTCGGAACTTCTATTACAAAGAAGACGATGCTAAACTCAAGCGTGGTGGAAAAAGTAGGGTTCCTGGTTGGTGGCCTACTAAAGACAACAAGAGGTCGTTATTTGCGCAGTACCGAGAGGCACTGCTTAACGGGACCTTCTTAAACATGAGCAAGGATGCTATGACCGAGTGTAGAGAAATTGTTTACACTCAAAACGGTTGGATTCAGCATTCTAAAACGAACTCCTCGATGGACCCAAGCGGGGCCAGAGAAAACCACGGTGACAGGCCGACAGCAGACGCCTTGCTGAACCTCGGTATGCGAACCAAATTGGTTTCTCAAGCCTCAAAAGAGTCGGTCATTGCCGAAGGTTCCTTTGCGTATCGTCGTCGTGAACACGAAACCAGGCGAAAGCGTGTGGACTACTGGTAATGGCACAAAACTCTAAGTTCAATCAAAAGATGGATCGTCTTTCGCAGGCTATGGAATATAGCCGACGAAAAATGCAGCCTTTCAGAGAAGGCCGCATGAACGCCCTCCGTCAATACGTCGGTTCAAACTACAGCGAATCTGGCGCTGAAGACAAAACCCCAATCAACTTGCTTGAGCAGGCGATTAATATCTATCGCCGCATGGTTGCTGCAAACAGACCGCAAGTTATTGTCCGGACTAAGAACATGTCTTTGAAGGCGGAAGCATCCGACTTTGAAACCATGGTCAACCACACCCTGGAAGAGATCGGGTTTGAAGAAACCTTGCAGCGGTGGGTTTTGGATGCCATGTTCGGCATGGGAATTGTCAAGACAGGTCTAAGCCCCGGCAAGCGCGGCGAGATCGACGGTTTCACCCATGATGTTGGGCAAGTCTTTGTCGACAATGTTGATTTCGAAGACTTCTGTTTCGACATGACCGCAAAGCGTTGGGATCAAATCCAGTTTTGCGGAAACAGGTACACGTTGCCACACGAGATGGTAATGGACATGAAGTTGTTTGGGTCTAAGAAACTAAACCCGAACCCATACCTGAACACAACAAACGAACAAGGCGACGAACGCGTCGGAACTCTTCAGACAGGCGGCGAATCGCTTGGAACAGAGCAGTACATGCCTGTTGTTGAGTTGTGGGATGTGTGGCTGCCGTATGAAAACGTAGTTGTAACTGTCCAAGCAGACGAAAAGTCTGGTGGGTTTTACAACAACGACCCGTTGCAGATCATCGACTGGGCTGGTCCGGAGTGTGGTCCCTACCACCTTTTGTCAATGGGCGATGTCCCAGGCAATATCATGCCCCTCTCTCCCGCTAGTCTCCTTGTTGATCTCCATGAACTGGTCAATCGCTTGTTCCGCAAACTTGGCCGACAAGCAGAGAGGCAAAAGACGCTTACGATCGTTGCTGGTGGGGCAGAAGAAGACGGTCGTCGAATTGTTAATGCGTCTGATGGAGACACCATTCTCTCTGACCGGCCCGAAGCCACCAGAGAAATGAAGTTTGGTGGCATCGACCAGGGTTCCCTTGCGTTCATGATCCAGTTGAAGGATATGTTTTCATACTTGGGAGGCAACTTGGATTCCCTGGGCGGCCTACAGCCCAGTGCAAAGAGCGGAAAGCACGACAGTCTTCTTCGGCAGTCTGCTTCTGTTCGCATTGACGACATGCAAGCAAGAACGACTAACGCGGTTCGCCGTGTAGTCGAATCTGTTGCCGATTACATCTACTACGATCCAGCCCCATCCGATCGAGTGTACAAGGACATTCCCAAATCAGACATGTCGGTCAAGATCGACTTCGATCCAGAGATTCGAGAAGGCGACTTCCTAGATTTCGCCATCGACATTGCCCCGTACTCCTTGCAGTCAAGAAGCCCAACAGAGCGACTCTCGGCTATCAACGAAATGATGACCGGAATTGTTATGCCGATGGCCGAGCAGTTGAAGCAACGCGGCATTGTTCCAGACATGGACAAGTACATGGAGATCGTCTCCAAGTATTCACACATGTCAGAACTATCCGAAATCCTCAAGATCGCAGACTTCGCCGAGAAGGAAACAATGGCGGAGATGTCAGAGATGGGTGGAGGCGGTCAAGCGGGCGCTGGCAAGCCGCCGGTTACCGAGAGGCGATACGTCCGCGAAAACGTAAACGCAGAAGACCAGCAAGACCCCAACATGATGAAAACCCTTATGGGTGGCGGCGGAAACCAGCCACCTAGCCAAGCCGCAACCGGGGGTGAATGATGGCTAAGAAAAAGCCGGGCCTGTACGCAAACATCCATGCAAAACGTAAGCGTATTAAGGCCGGAAGCAAAGAATCCATGAGAAAGCCAGGCAGTAAAGGTTCGCCAACAAACAAGGCTTTTAAGCGAAGCGCAAAAACCGCTAAACGGGGGTGAATGATGGCTAAGCCAAAAGGAAGCATGAGAGGGTTTAGTCAGAAGTCTGGCGACAAAAGGCCAACCAAGTCTGGCGCTGGAATGACCAAGAAGGGTGTTGCCAAGTATCGCAAGCAAAACCCTGGCAGTAAGTTAAAAACTGCTGTGACTGGAAAGGTTGCAAAGGGCAGCGCGGCAGCCAAACGACGAAAGTCTTATTGTGCTCGATCAGCCGGTCAAATGAGTAAGTTTCCAAAGGCTGCGAATAACCCTAAAAGTAGACTCAGACAGGCTCGCAAGCGATGGAGGTGCAAGTAATGGCTGGATTTTCTTCAACAGGCAACGTAATGACTATTGACCAGGGGGCTACCTTTACGCTTGCGTTGAATGCGTTGGCCTCAGATGGTAGCCAGCGAAACTTGGCGTCTGGTTACGTTTTTAAAATGCAAGGCAGGCCGTCTTTTTCTTCGACTAAAGTTATTTTTGTTGTGGACTCATCCGACCCGGCTTCAGGCGTAACAGTGGCGTTTAGTGCGACCGACCCTAATATTACGTTTACGTTTAGTGCCGCATTTACAGCCGCACTGAGCGCGCCTCAGGCTGGCGTGTACGACATGGAATTGACTACTAGCAGTAGCGGTTTAGTTGAGAGGTTGATCCAGGGGACGTTTGAAGTCACACCGGAGGCAACCAAGGTATGAGCATTACAGTCACAGCCCCAGCAACATTTACGACAACGGTTACATCTAACGCCGCCGCCACAACGATCGCATCTGCCAGCACAACCGGCACGGCAAAGTTCAACACTGATAACTTTGCCGTTTCTGGTGCGGGCGACGTAACAATTAAAGATGCAGGTGTGCTGCTTACCGCAGAAGTAACCGGAACCCTTCCGATTGCCAACGGCGGAACCGGAGCCACTGCTGCTGCAATGATCGGAGTGATTACAGCGGCAAACGCTGCTGCTGCTCAAGATGTTCTTGGTGGGACTACAGTGGGCAAAGCGGTCTTCGTTGCCGCAAACGCCGCTGCTGCCCGTTCGGCAATCGGGGTGGGTTCGGGTACGGGCGATCTTGTTGCTGCAAACAACCTCAGCGACTTGGCGAGCGCCGGGACCGCTCGCAGCAACCTTGGACTCGGGACGGCAGCAGTGGCCGCAACCGGAACCGGCGACGGGAATGTAATTCTCGGCAATGATACAAGGCTTGACGACGACCGAGATCCGAAAGACCACTCGACTGATAAACTCACGAGCGGCACACTCGTCGTCGGTCGAGGTGGTACGGGTCTGACCTCGGTTTCTACTCTGCTCAACTCCAACACAACTAAGTCTGACGTGGGCCTTGGAAATGTCACAAACATTCAGGCGCAACCGGTAAACGCAGACCTCACCGCGATCGCTGGCTTGACCTCCGCAGCGGATAAGGGAATCCAGTTCACCGGCTCCGGCACGGCTGCGGTCTACGATCTGACGGCAGCGGGCAAGGCTCTGCTCGACGACGCTGACGCAGCGGCGCAACGCACAACGCTCGGACTCGGAACTGCTGCTCTTGTTGCGACTGGAACCGGAGACGCTAATGCGATCCTCGGAAACGATGCAAGGCTGACCAACGATCGAGATCCGACGGATCACTCGACGGCGAAACTCACGTCGGGAACCCTTGGGGTCGCTCGCGGCGGCACGGGATTGACCTCGGTTTCCACTCTGCTCAACTCCAACACAACCAAGTCTGATGTTGGTCTTGCAAATGTCACAAACATTGTGGCGCAGCCAGTAGACGCAGAATTGACTGCGATCGCCGGACTGACCTCCGCAGCGAACAAGGGTATTCAGTTCACAGGATCTGGCACGGCTGGCGTCTACGATCTGACGGCTGCGGGCAAGGCTCTACTCGATGACGCTGACGCAGCGGCGCAACGTACGACGCTCGGACTTGGAACTGCGGCGACCTCGGCGACCGGCGACTTCGCGGCAGCGGCTCACAACCAATCAGCAACGACGATCACGAGCGGAACCCTCGCCGTTGCTCGTGGAGGAACCGGCGTCACGTCACTCCCGATGGTCACGATACCGGGAGCGGCTAACGCGGCTGCGGCTCGCGTCGTTCTCGGAGTGACGAACATCGGTTCCTACACGGGGCAGATCGAAACGGCAGCGGACAAGACGTACACCCTCGACCCCGGTGTAGCAAGCGATCGAACGATCACCGGGTTCTACATCAAGACCGCCAGCGGTACGGTGGTCGTCCACTTGAAGGTGGGTACTGACGTTGTCAAGACCTTGACCGCTTCAGCCACGACCAACAACCAGACATCGCTTGCGAATACGAGCGTCACTGCGGACGACGTTATCACGCTCGTCTGCTCCTCGAATTCCTCTGCGCTCGATGTCATCTTCGCAGTGGAGTACACCGAATGAGTCCGAGCAAATGGCTATTCTTTCCCACCCAGTCTTCCGCATCGACGACATGGCGAGACGAAGCCGATCACTCTTGGGAGGCGGAGATCACCTCGGCTTGGGCTAGTTTGGGCAACGTTCGAGGCTTGATTGGCCTGAACTCTGGCACAGCGAACTACTCGATCACTACCGACGGTGACCTCACGCCTGCGAATGACACTGGTGGTGGCGTCAATTCCCCAAATAAGTGTTGGTCCGCCACTACGTTCTACAGTTCTTACCAGACGTTAGGCGTTGACTTTACGCAGCATCCAGACAGCACGTCTACGACTTCAGGCTCACAGATGAGTCAATGGCAGGCAGGCTATAACAGCGTCATTGCTGCCAACTCAAACTTTGACTGGGTGTATGAGTTGGAAGATTCGTCTGGCAACGTCTTCTTCCGGAGGCGGTTCGGGGTCAACCGCACAGGCACTTCCGGTGGTGGCGGTAGCGGTGCAAGCCTCACTTGGCTCCCTGACTGGAGTGGTAACATGGGATCTCACTACTGGTGGAGCAGTACGCCAAAGTGGAATATAACTGACTACGCGGTAGGTAACGTCTACCGTTTCTACTGGTTCGACGACGCTACTACAATTCAAGATTCCAACTGGCCCCCATCAAACGTTGTTTGAAAGTAAATAAATTATGAACACGATTCAACATTACGCCGCTCTCATCGCAACCGTGAACTCAATGCAGTCGAGGATCGACGCACTAGCCAACGACTTCAAGGAGGTCGCTCCTCGCTCCGCTCTTGACGTTCAACTGATTGACGCACTCATCGCAACAGCGACCGCAATGCTCACCGAAGCCGCTGCTCTCAAGGACGTGGCGTACGACCCAGCACCCCCACCCGGAGAGTGAGTTCCGGAACGTCGGTCACGGTGATCTCTCGACCTACGAAACACATACGCTTTTACCGCAGAAATGAAAAGCCATGATTATTCCAATCCTTCTCTCGGCTGCTCTTCAGAACGCTGAACCATGCAGTCCTCGAATGCTCCCGATGATTACGACCAGTCTGCCGTACAGCGGGCCAGACGGCGAGGTCACCGGGTTGATCGAGTTCACGTCGGAGGCGAGTACGTCGTCCCGGTCGTTGGTGGTGTCGTACGTCTGCCCGGCTCAAACGCAGGTCGGACTGTTCACGGTTGCAGGCGATGCTCAGGTTGAGAACCTAGCCGAGCAAACCAAGAACGTGAAGTACAGAATGTCGCGGAGGCTTGACGACGGCTTCGTGCCGATCTTCGAGCAAGGGTCACCGCTCTGCTGGGACGCAGAGAAGCAGCGTATCGTCTGCGACTACGTTTTTGAGGTTCCGGGTCAAGGCGAGGTGACCGTCGCAGTTGACTGGTCGGTCACGATCCGACGCGCGGACCAGATCGCAGATATCAACGCGGACGGCATCGTAGACTCAACGGATCAAGGCATCTTGCTCGCTGACTTCGGCACCGACATGAACCGATCGGATCTCAACTTCGACGGCACGGTCAACGGGGCTGACCTCGGCATCCTCTTCGGACAGTGGTCCGAGACCTTTCAACCTGGAGGTGGCTGATGGAACCCTCGCTCATTCCCATCCTTGAAAATAACCTGACGCCTCTCATTGTTTGGGTGCTGGTCTACTACACGATGGTGAAGGGTATTCGCCGCGACCTTCAAGAGATCAAGGACAAGATGGAGAAGTGAGCCGGATTAGCAGTGTTAGGCTCAAAGATAAAGCACAACGTGCGAAGAGCCTTAACACGTTCAGCCCTGTAGAATTAATTCAGGCTGTTTACGGATGTGCCACTGCTATTACGCTGATCGTAGATGATGAGGACAACAGGGAAATCACCATTTTATTTGCTCGTCTCGACGAGATTACAAAAGAACTTGAATGCCGAATTACACCTATACAAACAAAGATACCGGCGACACGATCCACCAAGCATGGTCGATCTCGGAAATGCTAAAGCAAGAAGGTGACAAGGACGGCATTACGCACGAAGGCCGGTTCTATTACCGAAATTACACTGCCGAACACGCCAGAACCCCCGTGGGCGGATGTGCTTCTTGGCCCATGAAATCTGATGCGGCAGGCGTACACCCCGATCAATGTCAAGAGTTTTCCGAAAATTCTGCTAAGATGGGCGTGTTTACTGAATTTGACAAAAAAACAGGTCAGGCTATCTTTACCAGCAGGTCACATAGAGCCAAATATTTGAAGGCAATGGGCTTTCACGACCGAAATGGTGGTTATGGAGATTAATTATGCCAGAAGAAAATGACGAAAACAGCCCTTGGGACATTGTTGATCCCTATGAAGCAATTGCCGAAGAAGATAAAATTGCTGCTGAATCCGAAGCTGCGGCGGAAAGTTCAGAAGAATCTGAAACTGAAACGCCTGAAACGCCGGAAACAGAAAAAGAAACAGAAACAGAAACAGAAACAGAAACTGTTGTTGAAAAAGACCCTGAATTTGCGGTCACAATTGATAATGACGTATACGACGATGAGCTGGTAAGCCAGTTCAAGTCAATGCAACGTCATTACGACAGCAAGATCGAAAAATTAACCGAACAGCTTAGTTCTATGTCGGAACAAGCCGAAGTATTTGCTGCTAACCAGCTTTTCGAAGCAATAGACCAGCCCGAGAGATTCGGGATTGGTTCCGTTAAAGCTGATAGTGATGCAGGTAAAAACCGCCAACGAGTTGTCGATGAAATGGGATCTCTAAAGGCTGGATACGA